TACAAAATGGCCACCGGCACTTCGGCAAAGCTCCTCGATAAAATCAGTGCATCCATACTCAAGTTGCAGTGCGATCAGCTCCTCATTCTTGAAGCGTTGCCCTTTCGTCTGATAAAGCCGATTGTTCAGCTCCGCTTCCGAAAATCCGAGAAATCCGGCTACCGCACTTTTGCCGCCAGGAATCTTCTCAATCATTCCGATAATGGTTTGTTTCATTGCCATAATTTTTGCCTTGTTTTTATGGTTTTCTTTTAGGGTAATTCTGATAAATTGCGCTCATACGCTAAGCGCAGAGCTTGATTTAATGGGATTGCTGAAGTTTCTAATCTCTTCTGCTGAGACAGAATTTTCTAAGGCTTGAGATAGAATCTCTGAATATTTGGTTTCTCCTGTATATTCAGTTCTTGGTAGCGAATTTGATGTCCGCCATTTGTAAACTGCACGCACAGAAATACCGCACAAACCTGCCACTTTAGCTGCTCCCAAAAAGTCAATAATATGTTTTAAGCTTTCCATATATAACCTCTTAGAATGAACTTTGAGTACATGATAATCCAGAACTGAAAGTACTTCAAGTTTTATTTATAATTGAACCAATAGTTCAGAGGTGAAAAAGATGATTACTGAAGAAAAAATCAAACAAGACTTTGCAGAAAGATTAGATGTAGCTTGCAAAATGAAAAATTTGCCAGAGAAAGGCAGAGGAAAAATTATTGCAGATATACTGAAAATAACACCTAAAGCCGTTAGTAAATGGTTTAATGCCGAGACGTTGCCTACTCAATCGAATATCTATGTTTTGGCCGATTTTCTGGGTGTTACAAAAGAATGGCTAAGTTATGGTGATAAGAATGCTTCAATAGAGCAAATTGAAAAGCAAAGAGCATATCCACTATTAAGCCCTATTCAAGCTGGATTGTGGGCTGGCATAAGTTCCCTTGAAGGCTTTGATGGCTACGAAATGATCCCAAGTACAATTATTGCATCAGATGATTCATTTTATTTACGAATCACTGGAGATTCAATGAGACCTCGCTTCAATGAAGGTGACTTGGTACTAATTGATCCTAACATTTACCCCACTCCAGGAAAATTTGTTGCTGCAATTAACGGTAATAACGAAGCTACATTCAAGCAATACAAAGAGCTTGGCACAATGACAGGAGACGGATTACCACACTTTGAATTAGTACCTCTCAATCCAATGTTTCCAACATTAAGCTCGTTAGAGCAAGAAATTCGGATTATTGGTGTGGCAAGAGAAAGAATTGAAGTTTTGTAATTAAAATGCCGGTCAAGAAATTGACACCAAATATTATGATTTTTTAATAACAACTAACCTAAGGAGTTAATATGATTAATGTAAACTTTCAAAATTACAGCTATTATCCTTTTTTACATACTCGAAATTCAGAAGAAGAGGCATTTGTTAATTTGTCTCAAGAAGATAAATTATCTATTCTTCCTTCATTTGTTTTACACAATCGAAAAGGAACCGCGCTGACTGCAAGTTTAGAGAAAATTATAAGTTCTTATAATGACCCTTTTATTTTATTCCCGCCTTTATCAGAAAAGATTCTAAACCATATCACAAACGAAGAAAAAAATATTTTTGATTCATCTCAATATTATATTAATTGGCAAGAATTCACTTCAAGATATGAAAATGCTATTCCAGCAATACTTTTTAATAGTAACGAAAAATATCTGCGTAACATTATTCGACAAACAATTAATTTAGAAAATCAAAAAGGAAAGGTTGCATTTAGAATTAGGAGCACTAGAGAAGCTGAATTAGCTATGAATGCACTTGCAGCAATGGATGATCCATTAAATGCCATAATATTTATTGATAGTGGGTATATTTCTGATCTAACCGAAAGTTATAATATATCTAACGAAGTTCTTCAAACTTTTAAAAAGGGTGTTGAGAGCTTGAATATTGTTTCCTTATCAACAAGTTTCCCTTCATCTCCAGCAATAGGCATGACAAATTTAGATAATTTAAGTACTAGTAATATAAAAGCAGGATATATACAGCAGAAAGAAGTTGATCTTTATCTCAAACTTTCTGAGAAATATGAGGTTTTATATGGAGATTATGCTTCTATTCATCCAATTCCTATTGATTCTAATGATTCTGATGGTCGATGGTCTGCAAGAATTGACTTTGCAACGGATGAGGACTTTTGGGCAATATTTAGGATGCCATCAGAACACGGAGATGGGTATCAGCAAATAGCCAATTATGTAGCTAATAACCATATATTTGCTCATATCCCAGAAAGCTGGGGAAAGGAAAAAATCCTCCAAGCATCGGAAGGGGATGTATTTGGGCGCTCCCCTTCAAAATGGGTTAGTGTTAGGGCAAATACTCATATGCGTCGCCAAATATTGCAAACATCCTTTCGTGATGAGCTTGACGAATCATTTTAATTTTTTTTCGGCGATAAATTTCTGCACTAGATAAGGCTTGTGGCTCGTCCGTTTTTTCATTTATTACAGAGTTACTAGCCTTATTTATTATGCTTAATTTTCTTTCTTGTCTATCCCGTCTATGATTTTCCATTAATGGAAATTGCTGTTTTAAATAATCCAGAATAAATAGTTTAATTTTATCGTGAGGTAGAATCATTGCTCTTGTAATTAACTCTGACTTAAGACCTGACACCTTTATTTTGTTTTCTCTTAATATTGCCTTTAGACCAATAATGTTTAGGAAGCTTAGCCACTTTTGCTTTGTGAGTTGATTTTTGATAGCGTTTCTATGTTTTATTAGTTTTTTTCCATCAAACTCCCAAATGCCCACATTTTCAGAAGCTATATTCATTACTCCTTGCAAGTGTTTTGTTGCACATACAACAGTTACATTTTCAAAGTATTGCATGTAAGTTTCCAGTTGTCCGCCTAACCGTTTTAATGAATCCTGCTCACTTTTGATTTCAAAACCGGATAAACTTCCATTTGCCATAACAAGATCGATCCTACGAGAAAAATTGGCAATAGGAAGCTCAGCCAAGAACTCCGTGTTATTCGGATGTTGTTTGGCAAGGGCTTTAATTAATTTCCCTCTGATATAAATCTCGTTCATAAGAATAAAAGTAAAAGATAGCTTAGATTCCACAATTCTACACCAAACTGTCTCTTATTAAAATTTGCAGAGCAACTATTTGAGCATATCTTGATCAAATCATCTGATATTTTTCCCTTTTTATCCCCCAAATCTACTCTATTTTTGTGATCTATGTCACAAATTCGACAAAAAGTAAAAAAATTTTCAAAATTATTTCTTTAAAAATCAACAAAATATGAACTACGAGTACATTTATTTATGAAATTGTACTTTTTGTTCTTGACTTAGATGAACCATGAGTACATAATAAACCCATCAAAACGAGATGCACATAAACATCTCGACGCTCTTTAAAAATCAGATTACAAGAAGTTTACTCATAACGGCATTGTGCGGTCGTGTAGATTAAAAGCCCTACCTTACATAATGAGAGTAAACGGAATACCCACTGAAAGATGAGGCCAGTGAAAAACTGACAGTTACAGAAAGTCTAGTCGCAGTGGGGAAATATCTCAAAGCACATTTGAAGTACAGAGATACAGAGGCTTGTGAAACCTCTGCGAATGATAGAGAGAAGTGCGCTTTGAAATGGCAACAATGAAACAAACGAGGTTAAAAATGGAAGAAAAAAAAGAAAACAGCCTATCTGAAAGAGATAAAGAAAATATCAAATGGGCTGTATTGAGAGCTGTTGAAAATGGCTGTTTAGAGCCAGAATTAATCGCTCAAAGATGTTGTTCAGCAATCGAAATAATTAATAGAAATGGGCTAAACACTGGTAATGGGAGTATATCTACCTCATCCAATTCTGCCTAATGTATTCACCATTTCCTTCAGGCAGATTATTCCAAGCAGCACTATTCATATCCGTAACAAAGACACTATCGTTCTTATCTAAATAAATGAGCAGTTCATTACGAATTTGTTCTGCAGATTTATTGGATTTGATATACCAAACTGATTTATGAATAGCAGCCCAAACTTGATGGCTTTTAATATAACTAATCAATCCATCGTAATTTTGCCCAGCTTTGTATAAATCGTAAGAAATTAAATAGTTTCTCATAGAAGAATCCTTATTTGTGCTGTGAGAGATTTAATTATATTCCTTAGTGTTGTGAGAGACAATAAGGGACTTGAGCCTTGCAAGTATAAAGAAAGGTATTTAATGGCTCTTTGTTGAGTTGGTTGTGGAAACCGACACCTTTAACACTAAGATAAAAATTAGTTTAATGGCTAACTTTGGAAAATGACGCAGGGTTCAAATCCCGAAAAGAGCCACCAGCTAAAGCCGTTCTCACAATGCGAATGGAATCGCCCAGTCTTCTTGAAAATTGATATGGAAATCGAGAGCGGCTCTAGCTGGGGAACAGCGTTAGTCATAATAAAAAAATATCTCCTTTTAGATTGGTTATACCCCTAGTTGCTTATAGCTGGCTCTAGGGGATTTTTTTAAGACTAAATAATCTGTTTGACAACCATAATTTCTTATACTACTATTCGCCTCAAGGTGTCGAAACCTCAATATGTTCAAGGCGGATAGTTCAACTGATCGCCACAAAGGCGATTTTTTTATATCCGTAATCCTGACTATGTCGGGAGGGTGACTAATACAATACCTTCGGGAAATAAGTCCAGCCCTTTCCTTGAACGGGGTTTTCGAACCTCCCGACGCCACTGTCGAAAGTGGCTTGTTCAACAAATAGTTCAAGGATTACAAAATGTCAAATCTTACAATTTTCAATTTTGAAAACACTCCTGTTCAAACCATTGTAGAAAACAATGAGATCTTTTTTAGAGCAGCTCAACTTGCAGAGTTATTGCAATATAAAAATCCACATAAAGCGATTAAAGATCACGTAGATTCTGACGACCTAACGAAACGTGAGATCGTCAATACTGTAAACAAACGCGCTCAAGTTCTCTTTGTGAATGAAAGTGGGATGTATTCATTAGTCTTGAGTTCGAAATTAGAGCAAGCAAAAAAAGTAAAACGTTGGATAACTTCAGAAGTTTTACCGCAAATTCGCAAAACAGGAAAATATCAACTTCAACCACAACAACTTGCACTACCCGAGCCAGAAAAGAAATTCACCTTTGAATTTACTGAGTATGAACTTCAAGAGCTTGCTTGGTTGTGGTTCGCTTTCAAACGTGGCGTCGGCACATTCCAACATATTGAGAGAGCCTTTAACGTTTTAGGCTCGAACATGAGCGGGCAAATCTACGGACAGGCTTACGAATATTTAAGCGTGCTACGCTCAACAAACCAAATCTTAAACCGCATCACAAGCGATTTTAACATCGACCCAATGACAAACTGGCGTGTATTAAAACACTTGCGAGGCTTTAATCCAAAAGCCGTAAAAATCGACTTCTAAAACAACGGAAAATCCGACCGCACTTTTCCTCAAGAAATCCGTGTGGCGGATTGTTACACCCTAAATTCACTAAATTGACGAAAAAGGAAACAAAAATGCAAAAATTTACTGATGTATTCGCTGAAACTATTCCATTTCTTTGTAAAGCAGCCATCGCCTTTGCCCTCGCTTTTTTAATTGGCGGTATCGCCTACTGTTTTGCCGATGAACCCACCGACTGGCACGACAACACACTAAGCCAACAAATCCAAGCTGAAACACAGTGTGAATTGAAAGGTGGCATATATGAAAATGGCGCATGTTTACCGCCTAATCTTACGCTGGCAGCAGAAAAAGAACTACAGGCTTACACCGCACAAAGACAAGCAGAAATTGACCGCGCTTTAGGAGTCGCAAAATGAAAATTGAAAGTTACAAAGCAAATATCCTATATAACGCTGTCTCTCAGCGATATACCGGCGAATTATGGGTTAACAACCGACTGGAACAAAAGACCGGCAATTTTTTAAGTGAAGGTCTTGCCGTTGCGCGTTTAAACAAACGAATTGAATCCTTTAATGCTGTTAACGGTACCAACATTCCGCCGTATCAAAAAGACGCCGACACGAATCAATTCAAAGCGGTGCCGGAAGCGAAAGAATCATTACCGCCAACGGAAAGCACTCCAGCAGCAGAACTGAAGATAGTTAACATCGACACAGTACACAAACATCAACTGCGCAAGCGCCGTAAACCGTTTACGCCATACGGACTGAAAGGCTATTTTATGGATAAACAAGGCAATATCCGCTTGCATTTAGACCGCAAAGCCCACGCGCACACCATCGTCTTAAACCCCGATATGTTTGCCATGTTAGCTGACATGGTGCGAGCAACGCAGGAGCAATAAACATGGCGCGCCGAATTTTATCGCCGTGGCAATGCGACAGCGACCACGATTACTACGACCAGTTCGACCGTGACGAACCGGAAAACGACGAACCGCCCGAAGACTGGCGCGAACCGGAAGACGGCGACTGTGAGTATTGGGAATCTAATTGTTATGGGAGAGGGTGAAAATGAATTTTGAATTAATTTTATCTACCGAAAGCCGTGTGCTTTCAACAAATATTGTTGACTTTGAAAAACGAGCGGATCAGTTTCTTTCGACTTTAACAAACAAATTTGAAACGGACGACGATTTCGTCGCCGCAAAAGAAGAAGTCAAAACCTTAAAAGAGGTTGAGGATAAAATCCGCGTGGCGATTAAGTCGGCGCAAAACGGCGAAATTGCGGATTTAATCACATCGGCCGAAAACATTGCAGAACGATTCCGACAAGAACGCTTGAAACGCGATAAGCTAGTTAAAGAAAAAGAAGCAGAAGTCAAAGCCAATATTATCAACAACGCCTTTGAGCATATCAGCAAAGTGCGGTATGGCTACGAGAGTGATATTTCCCTTGCTCTTGAACGCACAATGCCAAAAAGCGATATTCAAACCCGTTTAAAAAATGCCACCGCGCGTCGCAGTACATTAGCAACACTAAAAAAAGCCGTTCATGCTGAAGAAACGTTGATTTTAGCAGAATTAGGTCAAGAAAGCGCTCGACTAACTGAGCGACGCAAACTCATTCCGGCATCCGCCGAGCATCTGTTTAAAGACTGGCTTGAGTTAATTATTGGCGATGATGACTTGGCATCAATTGTGGAAATGCGCTTAAACGAAGAAACACGGCGTGAACAGGCGTTGCGCGAACAAGCTAAGCAAGCCGCCGAAGCGCAGCTCACACAAGCGGAAGCCCGCGCAGTTGCTGATGAAATAGGAGTACAAAGCACAGTAGAAAAAACACAGGAAAATCAGACTGCACTTTCTAATGAACCAATATTCAATTTTGAAATCCGCATTGCATTTACCGGCACGCAAGAACAAGCAATCAATTTAGCGCGCAAAGTAAAAGCGCAGTATGGCGACAATGTATCACTTAAAAAAATGAATTAAAGGATAAATAAAATGGCAACAGCACTACAAAATCTGACTGATAAACTGGCTAAACGGTTTGAAATTGCGGACGGTTCCGACTTGATGGCGACATTAAAAAATACCGCGTTTAAAGGGAATGTAAATGATAGTCAAATGACCGCGCTTTTAATTGTTGCGAATCAATATGGATTAAATCCGTGGACGAAAGAAATTTACGCCTTTCCCGATCGACAAAACGGCATTGTTCCGATTGTCGGCGTTGACGGTTGGGCGCGAATTCTTAATGAAAACCCAAATTTTGACGGTATCGAATTTGATTTAGATGATGAAAAATGCACTTGCCGAATTTATCGCAAAGACCGCTCAAAACCCATTTCAGTAACGGAATACATGAGTGAGTGTTTCCGTGATATGGGGCCGTGGAAAACACATCCGAAAAGAATGTTACGCCACAAAGCAATGATTCAGTGCGCGCGCTTGGCGTTCGGTTTTACCGGCATTTACGACCAAGACGAAGCGGATCGCATTGTTGAAACGCAGCGCGAGCCGGTAAATGTAACACCAAAACAAAAAGTGATAGACGTTGCAGTGTTAATTACATCAGAGCAGAAAGAAATGCTAATCGGCTTAATTGAAGCGACTGGCACGAATACGGAAAAATTATTGACGGCATATGGCCACACTGATATTTCCGATATGACAAAAGATCAAGCCGATAATGCTATATCAATTCTGAATAGTCGTCTTGATAAACAGCAAGAAAATGACGGAGAAGACGTTCCATTATGATTGACGGTCTAATAACGCTTGATTGCGAACAAGGCTCGGAAGAATGGCTACAGGCCCGTTTGGGTATTCCCACCGCAACGGGCTTTGAAAACATTGTGACGGCAACCGGTAAAAAATCAAGCGCACAAATCAAGTACATGGCTGAGTTGATTGAAGAAAGCATAATCGGACTACAAGATGAATCTTTTAAGTCACGATTCATGGAGCGTGGAAATCAACTTGAGCCGCTTGCCCGTTCTGCCTATGAATTCATCACGGGAAATGCCGTAACGCAAGTCGGAGGCGTGTATTTGGATGAAAACAAGGAAGTGATGGTTAGCCCTGACGGGGTGATTCCGGAGCTCAAAAAAGGCTTGGAAATTAAATGCCCGAAAATGAGTACGCACATTCGTTACTTGTTAGAGGGCGGCGTCCCGTCTGAATACATAATCCAAGTTCAGGCTAATTTGTGGGTAACAGGTTACAAAACTTGGGATTTTGTGAGCTACTGCCCAGAGTACCAAAAACAGCCGCTTTACATTTTCACCGCACATCGTGATCAAGCGCTGATGACCGCATTTGACAAATTAATTCCACAATTTTTAAACACATTGAGGGCTTATAAAAATGGCTAGAAAGATTATACAAATAGCGCACGCCATATCGGGCGACGAAAGAGGGGAAACGGTAGTGTTGTGTGATGACGGCCACACTGTCCGAACTTGTTAAAAATCTGATTAATGAGTTCGGCGGCGAAAAAGAACATCTATAAAACAACTTCCACCAACAACGGCTCTCACTACGAGGGCTTTTTATTATCCAAAATAGAGAGATAAAAAATGAAAGAGCAACAAAAGAAATATGAACTAACCGATGAATTTATCGAAATCTTTGGCGGTAAAAAATTATATCGAATCAAAGCGCTAGTTTCGTTTGGCGTAGTAGTGGCGGGACAGCTTGGCGGATTTATTGAGTCGGAAAAAAATTTAGATCAATCTCTGTCCAGTAACGCTTGGGTGTCCGGTGACGCTCGGGTGTACGGTGACGCTCGGGTGTCCGGTGACGCTGAGGTGTACGGTGACGCTCGGGTGTACGGTAACGCTCGGGTGTACGGTGACGCTCGGGTGTCCGGTGACGCTGAGGTGTACGGTGACGCTGAGGTGTACGGTGACGCTCTGGTGTCCGGTGACGCTCGGGTTAGATCTCATGCGGTAATTTCAGAGCATAAAATGATTTTTTGGGCGTCAAATGTCGGTTCGGAAAACGGCACACTAACCGTGTTTAACGGTAAAGATGGGTTAATTGTAACGCGTGGTTGTTTTGCTGGGACAGTTGATGAGTTTTTAGCAAAATCCGCCAAAGTGCATGATGATAAAACAAAAAATGAATACAAATTGCTAATCGAAGTGGCAAAAAGTCGAATCTTAGGTGTTAAAGATGAATGAGATCAATATAAACATTCCCTATTCAAGATTTTCCGATATTTTCGGGTGCTATTTTTATGTGCGAATGAATAGCGGTGACCCATCGTCTGTTACACGTGCGTTAGATGACGCTAAATACAGTTGGCTTATGTTTGGCTCCGAGTTGCGAAATGACATTATCCGGACGGCGGAATCAGCAAACTATCCTGCGGTAGTTAACAACTACGTAAATAATTTTATTGAGTGGGCCAACAGTCAATTTAATGTACCGCAAGATTACAACACAGCAAGACCACTGGTTGATGTGTTGCCGGTTGTTAATATGGCAAAGGTAAACCATAAATCGGGTGATTGATATGGAAATGGTGATGGATAGTATGAATTCCGAGAATCTATCAAGAGAAGAAATTTTAGAAAAGGCTTACCAAGAAAATTTAAAGGTCATCTGGGATAGTGCTTTATTTAAAGATGGTTATGAGGTTGTTGGTAAGCATAAAAACGGGAATTATATCGCTAAGAATAGAATCAATGTTCTATATGAAATTAATAGCGAATATGAAAATATTAGACTAATTTAACAAATCCAATAGGCGTTCCAAGTGAGCACCTTTTGTTTTAAAGGAGATAAAATGAAACCAATTCTGGATGCTTGCTGCGGCGGAAGAATGTTTTACTTTGATAAAAACAATCCGAATGTGCTTTTTGCAGATATAAGAAACCAAAAACTAAGTTTTAAGGATCGTGACAAGATTAGACGTTTAGAAGTATCGCCTGATGTGATTCATGATTTCACCGATATGCCATACCCTGATAAATCTTTCAAATGCGTTATATTTGATCCGCCTCACTTAATAAAAGGTGGTGACAAATCTTGGTTAGTCAAAAAATACGGACGGCTTGACGAGGATTGGCGAACGCAGCTTAAAAAAGGTTTTGATGAGTGTATGAGGGTGCTTGATGATTTCGGCACCCTTATTTTTAAGTGGAATGAAACGCAAATAACAGTAATTGAGATTTTAAAAGTTATCGGCGTAAATCCAATAATTGGACACAAATCTGGGCGCCTGAATAATACACATTGGATGTTGTTTGTTAAAGGTGCTAGTTATATAGGAGATGATACAAGATGAGCAAATACTTTAGTTATGACGCGATCGATGTGAATTTATATGTCCATGACACCGCAGAGGAGGCTAAACAATCCGCGTTATATATTGCCGAGGATGGATATAACTTAAGCTCAGGCTGGTGCGACGGACTTTCAAAAGGTTCGCAGGATTTAATCAAAAGTATTTGTTATGGCGTAATCCTTGGCGGGATTGATTTACCTGTTCGCCAGCCCTCTGTTGAGCAAGATGGAGCGGATGCAGTGGCGGAATTTAAGTATATGGTGCAACCTCCTGTTATTGTTGAGTATGAGCAAAATAACGGCTGGATTAAACGTGAAGATAGATTGCCAAATGAATACGAATACGTATTAGCCTGGATTGAAAGTAGATATAAGCCGGAATACAAAAGCGTCACGATTACGCATTTTTATGATGGCGAATTTGAAATACAAGCTGTCTGCCATTTTAATGTTTTGTACTGGCAACCACTCCCGCCACCACCAACCGAATAACCAACGACCGCAAAAGTGCGGTCTTTTTTATTTCTATCAACAACAAAGAGGAAAAAGAAAAAATGAAAAAATCAATCATTCATGTTGTGGTCGCAAGCACTATCGCCGCGTCATTATCCGCCTGCTTACCATTTTCGGTTGATGAAGGGGAAATTGGCTTATTGACCCGCTATGGCGAAATTCAAGAAACGAAATCCGCAGGGCTACACTGGCGTAGTTGGCTTGAAGATGATGTTGTATTTAGCACGCGTGAGCAAAAAGTCACTATCGGAAAATTTGATGACGTTGGTGATATTACCTCTGGTATTTCCGCTTATACCAGAGATACACAAACCGTCACCACGGCGCTAACCATCACGTTCAAATTAACCGACCCAGTGGCGGTTTACAAAAACTACCGCAATACAGATAACATGATCAACCAACTTCTTGAGCCACGTAGTCGTCAAGCGTTGGAAATCGTGTTTTCACGCTATTCAGCACAGTTGGCGTTGGAAAATCGGGCGCAATTAACCAATGATATTACGGCGCAAATCCGAGAGGCGGTGAAAGGATATCCTATTGAAATTACTGCGGTTCAAAGCGTGATCAACTTCAACAAAGAATATGAAAAACGTGTGGAAGAAAGTGTTCAAAAGAACGTCGCAATCCAAACCGAAGAACGCAATTTGATTATTCAGCAGAAAAAAGCAGAAATTGCCCGCGTTGACGCACAAGCCAAAGCCGATGCCGAAGTAATCCAGGCTAAAGCCGATGCAGAAAAAGTGCGATTAGCTGGCGAGGCTGAAGCGGCCGCTATTCGCGCCAAAGGCGAGGCATTAAAAGAAAACCGTCAACTTGTGGACTTAACCGCAGCAGAAAAATGGAATGGTGTACTGCCAACAACCATGACACCAAGCGGAAGTGTACCATTTGTTAAGGTTGGTCAATAATGTCAGGTTGGTTAGCTGGCGTTGTTTTAGGTGGGGTGGCATTAGCCATCCTTTTTATTATGTTTTATCTAGATAAAATGGAGTAACAAAATGTATTTCTTGGGAGTTCTTTCCGGAATTGCAATCGCATTTGCCGCGCAAGCTTTCTTCCGCCAGTACAAGTTGACGGAAAGAAATAAAGAAGATTAATCATTGACATACCGCCCTTTTGGGCGGTTTTTTATTGGAGTAAAAAAATGAACATTGCACCATTATTTATTTGTAGATTACTACAACGGGAACCTGTCAGCCCTTGGAAAGAATTAATAGACAGTCTAGAGAACAATCCTTTCGATTGGGTCGCGAATAGTTGCACTGTGGATAACAAAAACAATAAAACTAGATTTTGGATCGGAAATGGATACCCGCATTTTAAAATTTATCCGGGAGATTTTAAAATCCCGATTTCGCAAAGATACAGAGTTTACAAGGCTGTAAACGAGGTACAAGTAGCTAGATTTAAATCAAATAAATAATGGATTTTTATTGGAGTAAATATGGATATTAATATCTACGAAGATTTTTTATCAAAAGCAGAAATTGAGTTTTTGACTGGCAGAAAGCAGAAATCTCTTGTTGTTGAGCAGCTAAATGCGATGGGTATACCTTTTAAGCGGAACGCCAACGGGTATCCTATTGTACGCAGAGATTATGACAAAGTAAAATCTCGAACTGCTAAAACTGAATCTCAAAATTATGAAAATAATGCTTGGAGACCATCTGTGCTACAGGCGTAGGAGGTATGTATGGCCAGACCACGTAAGCGCGAAAACCAGGGCTTACCACAAAACTTGTTATGTCGTAAACGCCAAAGAAAAAATGGGAAGATTGTAACCTATTACTATTATGTAATGATAGATAAAAAAGAAAAGTCACTGGGGACGGATAAGCATCTAGCTGTATTAGAAACGGCTAAGCTCAATTGTGACAGGGTTTTAATGAAAAGTGAAGTCGCCACATTCTTGACCGTTGCAATAAGATATGAAAATGAAGTATTGCCGATGAAGGCAGAAGGAACGCAGAGAACCAACAAAACAAACATTAAACGCTTGCTTGAGTTTTTCGGCAATCCACCAGCCCCACTTGATGACATTGAGCCATACCATATAAAACAATATTTAGACTGGCGAAAACATCAAACTGCATCAGCAAATAATGAGGTTGCATTATTCCACCACATATGGATGAAAGCCCGTGAATGGGGATATACAAAATACTCCTGCCCGAGCGAAGGAATCCAGCGATACAAGGTTAAGTTCCGCGACATTTACGTGGAAGACCACATTTTTGAAATGTTAAGAGAATCAGCTGATCCGATATTAAGAGACTTACTTGACGTGGCTTACCTTACAGGACAAAGACCAGTTGATATAGTTAATCTCCAGCCGAGTCAAATCATTGATGGAGTATGGCAAGTTAGACAGCAAAAAACAAAAAATAAAGTAAGTATCGCAATTGTAGGGAAATTAAAAGAGATCTTAGATAGGAGGATGACGGAAAATAAACCCTATCTATTCTGCAACAAGTACGGAAATAGGTTAAAGCCAATAATCCTGACTCACTGGTTTATCAAGCTAAGAGCCAAAGCCGCTAAAAAACATCCTGAATTTTCAGATGAACTTCTCGCTGTTCAATTCAGAGATATACGCGCAAAAGCTGGTACAGATAAATTTTTGTCGTCTGACACCGAATCGGCTCAAAAACAACTTGGCCATACAAACGCCCAGATGACAAGACGTTACATAAGGAGGAATAAGATTGTCCAACCAACCAAGCTATAA